TCAATTTCAGCGCGGCTGATATTGAAACTCCAGTTCTGAACTGAAGCTACAGCGGCGTAGGCGGTGTAGGCGATGGTTGCAAACAAACCACCAAAGCCGGTAGGTAGGGCTGTTACAGTTAGTGCCGCGCCGCCTGCGGTAGAACTTAATGCCAATACGCCGGTAGATGCGTTGTAGGCTTGAACAAATTTATCGCCAGCGGCAATTGCGTTTGTTGTGGTTGCGCCAGCAGGATAGGTAAGTGTTACAGGGTCATTTACCTTAAAGCCTAAATATGCACCGACTTGAATGCTGGAGCCGGTAGCAGGAAAAGCGGAGGCTGCAAGCTCAACGCTAGTACCAGCAGGCTTGTAGTAGAGGGCGCCGGACGTACCGGATAGAACTGTGGTTGCCATGGAAAAAGGGGCGACGGTATGCGGGCGCGGCCCGGCTGTCTATATTCTAACGCGCCAGTGCAAATACGTTACTAAGGGTAAACAGTGGCAGTAAAGCCGCAACTAAATCGTCCGATGTAATGGGGTAGATCTACAGGTGCATCGAAAGTTGGGCCGCTTATTTGACCGACGCGGGCATAGACGCCTGCTCCAGCTGCTCGCGGTGTTGCGTTTAAGGTTTGAAAGGCTCCGGTGATGGCGTTGATTATGGTTTGGTTGCGCGTGGAACCTTTACCTTTGGGTGTATGTATGCGGCAGACGATTGAACCTCGTACATAGTCGAAATCAGCTTTTAGTGCTGTTTCGGTGGTGAGGCCAAAGGATACGTTTACCAGTACGTATTCGCTGGTGCTGGTTAGGGTAGATGCGGCTAGGTTGTCAAAAAACACAGGTACAGCAGGACTTAACGCAGCGCAGGCTGTTGCTATTGGTGCTTCGTAGGCTGCTCGGATTGCTTGATAGTTCATTAGCCGAATCCTTGGGCTGCACCAAAACTTGGTGGGGCTTTGAGTCCTGTTCTAAAGCCTTTAGCTAGATCTTTGTTCAAAGCTCCGCCAACACCGTATGTGGGCCACCAATCTGCCGGAGCTGTCTGAGTGTTGGGGCCGTTGGTTCCGACTAGCTGACCGCGAGTTGCGTTGGCCGGGCGATAACCTTTGGTTTGAGGTTTAACCGCTTTACCATCAAAACTATCAGGGTCATACACGTACGGGGTGAGGTCCATGGCTACGTCGGCATGGGGCGCTCCGTTGACAATAGTGTACCAAATCCCTGATGTTTGGAATTTTGTTGCCGGTACATTTCGCAGGTCGTATTTGTATAAACCCGAAGCCTTGCGGGGGCCACCTGGGGAGTCGCCTTTAGGTAAGGCGTACCACGCAGATGAAAACTCACCACTGTAACCAGGGCCTGCTTTTACCAAACCGTTCATTATTTCCACGCAGGCTGTTCTTGCTGCGCGGATTGTTACATCTTTTAAGTCTTTGACAAGAAACTTAATGTCGCGGGCCATTACTCTGGCCTCGCTATGAGACTGAAGAATACGGGGGATGTGCCACGGTAGGTTTTGATGTCGATTAGGCGGGCTTCGCGGCTTACACCATTTTCGAGATATTGGATGCGGTCACGAATTGAGGGCTGGTGAGCAGGTAAGGATGATGCAGCGATGTAGATTTTGAGGTCGCCAGTTTGGTATAAACCTTCGCTTTCTTCTTTGTTGACTACTGCAATGATTGCGTTGATGGTTACGTTTACGTCGGTTACGGTTACTACACCGGTTGTGGTGTTATAGCTGTCGGTGCCAGCTTTTATGTAGGTGATGGGGATGCCCCACTTGTCGATTAGGGGGCTTGGGATGGGGCCGAATACGTCGTCTATGGCAGCCATTAGTTTCTATAGGTAGGGATTTGGCGGACGTTGGATGCGTTACGAACCCAGCAACGCAGGTAGCTTTTCAGCCAGGGGAGGACGTCAATGATGCTGTCTACGGAAGATACTGCGTCTGAGCTGCGGTATTCCACTTTTAGATCGCCAAGTTCCACCTTGTCGTAGGCGCCGGGGCCGGTGGTTGAGCCACGCATGAGCGTGGGGGTGGTGATTAGGGCTTGTGCGGTTTCGGCGGTGGCAGCTTGGATGTCGGCGGGAATGTAGGTTGCGTCTGCTTCAACACCGTCGCAACTTACGTCGGTGCGCGGCCACTTCAGGGCTTGCGTGGTGCTTGCGCGGTCGCCGTAGTATTCCAGGCTCTCCAGCCAGGTTGTTGCTGTGATTAGGGCGGCGGCTTTGTCGTCGGCGCTGGCTGCTGTCCAGCTTGCGTTACCTAGACGGTCGCCAAAATATGTAGTCGCTGTTGCTACTGTAATGTATGAGTTTGAGGTTGATCCCCCCAACGTAGCAATCAGCGTTGGCATGGCGGCGGCTGTTTATGTTCCAGTTTAGGCGATGTATTGCAGGTAGCGGGCTGCTTTGAGCGGTAAGTTTTTCTTTTGTGGGCGGGTGGTGCCGTCTTGGACGTGGGGAAAGGATACGTGATAAATAGTGTGGCCGTCCATGGCGATCCCGGCGTCAATATCGTGGCGTTGAGACCATGGTGCATCAACCGTCCAAGTTGCTGTACCATCTGTAATGTAGAATCTTGCAATTTTCATGGCCACTAAAAAACTGTCCGAAAATGTTGAATTGGAGGCTGCACCTGTGTGTTCTCCTTTTGGTTCCAGTCCTCGGAAGTGGGCGGATGTGATGCCGCAAATTCAGAAGAAAGTTGCGGAAGGGATGAACTATCAGGAGGCGGCTGATGCTCTTGATGTTAGCTACGTTTTGGTTAATCAGTTGGCTACACAGTCGTACAAGTCTTCCATTCATACGGAGGAGTTGTTTGAGGTGCAGGAAAAGAAGCGTTTGGGTTTGATCGATTGATACAAAAAAGGGGCTCAAAAGAGCCCCTCTTATACCTTTTGGTGATGCTTATGTGTAAGCAGAAGTGTCGAAAGGTGTGTTCACAAGGAGGCGCACCAGGGGCACGTTCTTGGAGTTTACGTAAGCCAGAGTCCAGCTAGAGGTGTTACCCAGGTTGCCGGAAGTTGTGGCGTTGGTGGGGTTGTCACCAGCATCGGCCCACTTGGTACCTAGTACGTGATAACCGTAGTGGTAATCAACTGCCATCACGTCCTGGAGGGACAAGATGTTGCGGTCGGTTGCAATACGGAGATCCTGTTGGATACCTTCGGAGATAACGCCAGACTTGAACAGGTAAACGGGGTACTTAACGATGTGAGTCCCGGTGCCACCGGTCAAGTTGGTGAGCTGGTCGTCGATCACCACACGGAGACCAGCGAACTGGGCTACGTCTTCGCTCGACACACCTACACCGCCGCCGCCCCACACAACAGAACCGGCTGCGGATAGTGCAGAGGTGCTGAAGGTGAGCATACCAACTTGCTGCAAGTAGGCAGCTACGTTGGAGTGCATTGCAATTACGTCGAGGTCAGAACTGCGCTCACCGAGCTTCAGTTTGGCCTTAACAACGTTTGCTGCGGTCAGGTAGTTGGCTTCGGTTACGGAGCCAGGAACGCCTGCAAAGGAAGCGTTTACTGTGTTGGCGCTCAAGATACCGTCGGAGGCGATGCCGCCGAAAATACCAGCGAGTTGGGCCAGTAGGGTGGTGGTTTTGAGCTTGTTGATCGCAGCGGTTAGCTGGTCACGAACGTGAGCGAGAGGATCAGCGCCACTGCCGAGTTTGCCGAGATCGTCTGCCGCGTAGCTGAAGCCACGGTGCAGGATCGTCATAATCTGCTCGTCGGCTGTTACACCGGCAGGGCTCATGTAGCCGCCGCTGCCCCAGGTGTGGTTCGACTGAATTACCACCTCGGTGGGGGCGATTGCGTCGAAGAAAGGCACACGTACACGGGTGCCGCCAGCACGGGCGTCGAGAGCAGCGTTGCGCTGTACGATGCCGGACTGAACCCACTTGGACTGTTGGAAGATACCTTCAGCTACGTAGCTGAGGAACTCGGGGCGGGCAATCAGGTTGCTCAGGAATGTAGTTCCAGAGCCGTAGTTTTGTAAAACAGCAGTCATTGGGAATTACCGGAGGAAAGGTTTACGATGCTTGGCCTCCCCACAGGGGTGCCCCACAAGGGCTAGGTTGTTGCTTCTGCTTTTAATAGTTTAGCCACGTCTGGATTTTCAGCAAGCAGGCGAACTTGCTCGGTTATGTTCCAGCTTTCGCGGCGGAATGGGTTTGTGGTGCCTGGTAATACGCTGGGACGTGGCGCTGTTGTTGTGCCCATTCCAGCGCGATTTTGTGCCGCAAAGTGGTGTTCGTAACCGCTGCCTGGGTTGCGTAATCCTGCTACATATTCGGTGAGGGCAACTTCGACACCGCCTTTGATTGCAACGGGAGTACCATCTTTGGATTGGAGGTCGTCTTGTACGAGGCGGTAGAGCTGGTCGGGTGCAAGTGCTCCAGCTGCGGATAGGTCAGAGATGGTGCGGGCTTTTAGTTGTTCGCGGCTGTAGTTAGTTTGGATTTCGCCTATTTTCTGTTCGCGGTCTTGTAGTTGGGCGCGGAGGTCGGCGTTTGTTTTTTGTGCTTCTTCCCAAAGTGTGCGAAACTCACCGGATTGTTCCAGTTGTTGTTGTTGGGCGGCTTTTTGGGTGGTTTCTATTTCGTCGAGGCGGCGTTGTAGGGCCTCGCGGGCTTCTTTATCGCGGCGGCGTTCGCCTATTAGTTCCGTATTTTTGGATCGCAGTGCTTCGATTTGCATTGCGAGGTCGGTTGGTTCAGCCACGGGCTGCTCAATAGCGGTCTCCACTGGAGCCGTTTCGAGTTGTTGTTCAGACACGGAAGATTAGGTCTTGGGACTTTCGTAGTTTAGCTCTTCTGTAGTAGAAACCTCGGTTCCGTTCATGCGTTCCATTTCGCTGTCGATGTCAAGATCGTCGGGGAGGATTTCACCTCGGCGGAGGATTTCAAGCAGGGTCTGGTCGGATAGTTTGCCTTTGGTGTTGAGATCGGTGATTGCGGTGATGTCTTGGCCGATGAGACGGTAGAAGTCAAAGTCGCGATCTAGATATATTTCAGGGGGCTCGATGCCTACATACTGGGAGGCCATTTCGAAGGCACGTTTGAGGCCGGAACATACCTCCATGCTGAGGACAGCTAGGACGGAGTTGGATTGGGCTTGGTCGATGCGCTTGGAGTCGGCGGATTCGGCTACAAACTTTTGGCCGAATAGTTTTGTGATGCCCAGGGTGGACATTTGGGTTTCGATTGCTGTTATTTCTGCTGCTTGCGCGGCAAAACTTGTGGCGTCCGACTGCACGTAATAGGCTTTGTTGCCTGGTGGCATGGCTAGGGCGTAATTCACGCCGACCGATACTTCGTTGGTGTCCATGTCCCAGCCTTCTAGGATCAGGATGGGCATTGCGGCGACGTGCAGTGCGTGGATTAGGTCGGCTTGGCGTTGGTAGTGGGTAATGTTAAGATTTGCAATGTCAAGAAGTGGTGGTTGGGAACGTAACATCCCCAGGCGGTTGGCGTAGATGGGTACTAGGGGGATTTCGGGGAGGGTGAATTCGCCGGATTCGTGCAGAATGAAGCTGTTTTGGCCTTGGATGTATAAGTCGTAGCTGCCTGGGTAGATGACGCGCATCTGCTCCACTTGCGTTTCGCCGAAGTCGCCTTGCGGTTGGGTGGTGTATTCGTGGATGCGGACTTGGGTTAGTGGGGATGTTGGTAGTGTGTTTTCTTGGCGCCAGCCCCAGATTTGGGGTGCTTCGACTGGGACGAAGTACGGGCGGCGTTCCAGTGCGCGTTCTTCGGCGAGGCTGAGGGCGACGCTGGCGGGTGGGTAGTCAACGAGGATTGCGCTGTGGCCGTAGGTCAGGCTGGAGACTAAAATGCGGCGGGCAAATTCATTTAGGTCCGAGCCGAGACCGTCTACGTTTTCCGAAAAGGTTTTCCAGTAGTCGTCGCCTTCGATGTGAATGGGTTTGCGCAGGATTGCTCCAGCTGCGGTTTCGATGATGCGTTGGGTGTAGGGGGAGAGGACGGAGCGGGCTATGCGGGATTCCCAAGCGTCGTCGGTTTCGCGGGGTTCTTGGGGGAGGTAGCTGGCGGCTTGGCTGCGGATGAAGTCGGAGCCGAGGGTCACAGCGGCCATTGCGTTCCAGCTCGCAGTCATTGCGATTGCGTCGAGGGAACGGGTGAAGGGGGTATCGCTGATGCTTTTGCTGATTGTGCCAACTGCGCCGGTATATGTCATGAGGGGAGTTACATTGCTCCTATTTTGACAGATACTGTTGCTGTGGTTGTGCTGGTCAGGGTGATTAGGTGAACTCGGATGTAGCGGCTGGGTTGGGTTTGTGCAAAGTACATGTACGTTCCATCCTCGTCGATGATGCTAGCGTCGCCTGTTTTCTTTACGGCGACTGTTATGTGGCCCCAGTTGGTGCCGTCTAACGAGGAGTCAAAATCGAATACGGCCTGTTTGCCACCGCCGGTTAGACCGCTAACTGTTACCTGGAAGCTCCAATATAAAGCTACGGCTTGAACGGTAGTGAAGAAGCCGCTGGTGGTGCGGCTACCTACGTCCCAGGTTGTTAGTTCGCCGTCGAAAATGGTGCCGCCGTCGATTGCCATTATTCGTCCTCTTCTTGGCCCACGATTACTTCGATGCCGTCAACTAGGCGGTGGACGAGGGAGGCGATGTTGTAGGCACTCTCAGGAACTGGAAATATCATTGTTACTTCGAGGGTGTCGGTCTCGAAGTCAATTGATAGGTTGGAGCAACTTCCGGTGCAGATTGTGGTGGTGACAGTCATTACTTTTTGCCGGGCTTTTTCTTTTTGGGTTTGGGGTTTTCGGGCATCATTTTTATGGGTTTTTTATCTCCTTTGTTCTTGTCTTGGTACATCACAGCGTGTGCGCAGGTAGTTCCAGTATAGGTCACCAGACTCGGAAGTCGGTGGAGCCCATGTTTTCCGGTTTGGCGAGGTTGAATACTTGTAGGCACATATACCCAAGGGCGTCGAATGAGTGATCCACGCCGAGATTTTTGTTTGGCATGTTTGTGTGGGGTGTGTAGGTTAAAGTGCGCAGACTTTTGATTAGTTCCACGCAGCGGGGGTGGATTTTGATGCGGCGGGTTCCGGCGGCATCGAGGAGACCCATGTTTACGCAGGTTATTTTGTCGCGGATTTTCCAGGGGGAGCGGGGTGTTGATACGGTGAGGCCCGCTTTGCGGAGGATTGCGTGGTCGGTTGCTCCAACGCCGGAGGTTTTGCGGGCCGCGCCGGTTGGGTCGGGGCAGGTGATGATTCGCCGCTCCATGCCGTATTTGTCGATTAGGGTTTCGCAGAAATCCCATGTGGTGGCGCCTCCGGTGAGGATTATTTCGTCGAATACCCAGAGTTCGGACTGGTATTTGACGGCGCACACGGCGGACATGGGGGATACGTTGAAGTCCAGACCCACCAGTAGGGGGAGTACGGGAATATCTTTGATTTCGGTGCTTATGTTGGCGTCGCTGAAGTTGATTGCGACTAAACCGCTTAGGTTTTCAAAGCTGGCTTCAAATTCTTGGCGGAATGTACGACTATCGAGTTGGCCTCGCGCTGCTTCGATCTCTGCGGGTGGTACGTTGTCGCCGTCGATAGTGGTAAATTGCCAGCGTTTCCAGTCCTTTTCGGCTTCTTCGGCGTAACACCAGAGGTCGTAGAACCAGGAGGCTGTTCCATCCGGGGTGGAGATGAATAAGGCCCAGCCTTGTTTGTCTGCGAGGGAGGGGCGGATCACCTCGAACCAGACTTCGGGGTCCATGAAGGCAGCTTCGTCTAGTACCACGCCGGATAGGCTTCTGCCGCGCAACGCCATTGCGTTTTCAGTGCCTTTTAGTTCGATCGTGCTGCCATTTACTAGCTCCAGCTTTAGGTCGGTTTCGTTTTTTGCCTTTATCCAGGCTGGCGGGACTAGCTTTTTTAGTACTTTCCACGCAATATCTTTGGCCATTCGGTATGTTGGCGCTGCGTAGAAGAATGTTTCGCCGGGGCGTTCGATTGCTCCACGCAGAAGTTCGATGCAGGCTAAATATGATTTACCGAAGCGGCGACCGGCAACGAGGACGCGGAAACGTGAGCGATTGTTGAATACTTGACCCTGGGCGTGGCGTAATGTTAAGCCGGTGTTCGACACGATTTGTTATTTTTTCGGTACTTAGATACTACTCTACAGGAACTCGACCCCTACCCCCTGTTGTGTAGTAGGGTAGAGTAGGTTGAGATTGTACCAGTAGGTTCCCGGGACGGTGCTCCACCCCGCCAGGATTCCTACCCTACCCCTGGGTGGTACGTTTGAAC